CGAGTACTTTAGATACCTTAAACGAATTAGCCGCAGCGCTAGGTGACGATCCTAACTTTGCAACGACAACTGCTAATAGTATTGGAACTAAAATGCCATTGGCTGGCGGTACTTTCACAGGTAATGTAGGTTTATTAGATAATATAATATTGCGAATAGGTACTGGAAATGATTTAGAACTTTATCATAATAATTCAAGTGTTTTTTCACAAATAAGAAATAATACTGGAGATTTATATATTACAAATTTAGCAAATGACAAAGATATAATATTTCAAGGAAATGACGGAGGCAGCGTAGGTACTGTTTTAACCTTAGATATGTCAGCGAGTGGAAATGCAACTTTTGGAGGTGATATTTTGTTTAATGGAAGTGGTGTAATTTCATCAAATACTACTGATGGTTCAGATAATGCACAATTAATTATTGTAGGTGGTGGTACAGATGGGGATAGTAGAGGTGCATCGGTTCATTTATCAGGAAACGAACATGGTAATGGAGGTTTATTACAACTTAGAGCTGGAAGTGGAAGTATTAGCCAAATAAGAAGTTATACAAATGGTTCAGAAAGAATGCGTATAGATAGTTCTGGGCAAATAACAAATACAATGTCTGGCGGTAAAGTTCTTACAGATATAAATGGGTTTATAACAAGTTTTCAAACTTTAGATACAGCAACCGCTGGTGGTAGATTTATTGGCAAAAGCAATAGAGGTGTTTTAGGTTCAATTCATATAGAACAAACCACTACAGGAGCTGATGGTGGTTATATAGGTTTTGAAACATCTCCTAATGGCTCTACTACGCCTACAGAAAGAATGCGTATAGATAGCTCTGGAAACGTAGGAATCGGTCCTCAATCAACTGGAACTTTAAACTACAAACTACAAATATCTTCAGGTGTTGATGGAGATGGTATTGTTTTAACAGGAATAGGTGACAATACTGGAATAGCAGATGGTAGTTACAAAAAAATTGGTTTTAGATATGATGATACAGATGAAAGTTATGAAAGTGAAATAAGATTCGTAGTTCCAACTCGAGGCATTCATGGTGGTCAAATGGAGTTTTTTACTGATAATACGTCTGGCACTAAAACTAGAGCTATGACAATTAATAATGCACAAAACGTAGGAATTGGAACGACTGGCCCTAGTTATAAACTCCACATAGTAGGTAATGTTTTTACATCTGCCTATAATGGATATTTAGCTAGTTACAATAATACAGCTTCTTACCACGGAAGCTTAAAATGGAGTGCATTACAATTAGGGAATAATGGTAGTAATAGAATTATTGGCGGTAGAACTGCTACAGGTGGAGCTTTAGATTTTTATACAAACAATACTAATGACGCTTCAAATAATAATGTAACACCAGACGGCACATTTGTAATGAGAATGGCCGCTAACGGAAACGTAGCAATTGGAGCGACTTCATCTTCAAGCAAATTAAAAGTAGATGGGCCTAATACATCTAGTAATCCATTAGTAGATTTAGTAGCAAGTGGTACAGGAACTTTTCAAAGAGGAGTTAGATTATTAAATGGAGGTATGAATGTGGGTGACCACATAATGTATTCTGTTGGAAGAAGTGATAATACTAGAAATATGGGTCAAACGTATTTTTATTACGCAGGGAATGGTTCTACCTCAAATAGAATTTCAATGGGATTGCATGGTGTTGATGATGTATTTAATATTGCAGGCACAGGAAACGTAGGAATTGGAACAACCGCCCCAAATGAAAAACTTCAAGTCGATGGTCATATTAGAGTAGCCGGCGTAGGTAACGCAATATTATTTGATACAACTGGAGCAAATTCAAGTAATGGAATAAAAACAATTGATAATTACGAAACTGTAATTTTTAATCAAAGAGGCTCAGCTGGATTTGCAGTTATTGGTAATTCAAATATTAGAATAGGATTCGGAACAAGTTATACCACCGGTCAAACAAAATTAGCTATTGAAACAGACGGGACTATAAGAGCAAAAACAGGAAGCATTGTAGTAGATACAGCAGGTCAAGGTATTTATTTAGGTGGTACTGCAGTTGCCAATAAGTTAGATGATTACGAAGAGGGAACTTTCACAAGTGGCGTTGTTAGTAGTAATCTAACAAATTATAGTTATTCTGGTCCCAATGGTAGATATACTAAAATAGGCAGGCAGGTTATAGTTACTTTTAAAATTAGTAACATTACAGCCACGACAGGCCAAAAATATATTGTAGTAAATAATCTTCCTTTTGCGCAGCATACTGCTAGCCATGACGAACAAGGATTTTGTAGTAATTATCCCGACGGGCAAAGAAGAAGTGGTATTGTAATAAATAACTCAAGCGGTAATAACGATCAATGGTATGTTTCGTATTACAATAACACCGCCCAATCAGGAACAGACGCTATTAGAGTAACAATAATATATACAACAACATAATAAAATAAATAAAATGAGTTTATCAAAACAAACTATACAAGATAAAATTGAAATTGTGGGGCCACATAAAACAATCCAAATAAGATATGTTAATCAAATTTTAGAAGATGGTATTGTTATATCAGAATCCTTTCATAGAGAAAGTATAGAATGCAATAATGAAGCAAAAGCTATTGAGCATAATGTAAAAGGCTTAGCTGATATATATTGGACAAAGGAAATAAAAGAAGATTATCAAAAAAGTTTAGAAAATTCTATTGCTTAAAAATAAATAATTAATATGGCTCAGACTAAAGTAAAACTTATATCAGACGGAGTAATAGTCCAGGGTAATTTACATGCAAGCCACGGTATCACAACCGCACATATTGGTGAAGGCAGTAACTTGTATTACACGGACGCTAGGGCTAGAGCTGCAGTTAGTGTTTCAGGTAATGCTTTAAGTTATAATTCAAGCACAGGTGTTATAACATCGAATTTTGAAGAATCACCAACATTTACAGGAAATATTACTTTTGGAGATAGTCATTTTATTGGTGATGATGCTAATGATAATTTATTAATACAAAGTTCTGCTAATGAAAATATTATTATTAATTCTGTAGATGATTTACTTTTAAGAACAGGAGGTACTACTAAATTAATAGTTAAAAACGGAGGAAATGTAGGAATCGGTACTACTTCGCCTGGAACTGCACTAGATGTTAATGGCGTTATTAGAATCAGTAATGTAGCAAGTGATAAAAAATTACAATTTCAAAGGACTGGTGGCAACCAGCTTTCTCTTGAACATGATTCTGGAAGATTATATTTTTATAATGAAAGCACCTCGAATCCTTTATTAACTATGCTTAATAGTGGAAACATAGGAATTGGGAATACCAATCCTGGTAATAAGCTGCGTATAGATGCAACTGCTGGTCAAGCAACTACTCTTAGTAATTCAATCACTAATGCTGCTGTTTATATAAACTCCGATACAGCTAATGGTTCAAATAATCTAAGAATTGGTGAAAGCGGAAGTGGTAGTTATTTTTTACAAGCATCTAATAGTGCAGGAACTACATCCTATGCTATTAATTTAAATCCTTTTGGTGGAAACGTAGGAATCGGAACAACTTCACCTGATGCTGTATTGCAAATAGCTAATAATGATGGAAGTTCATATAGATTTGGTTATGGCGGTTCATCTGATGTTTATTTAGATGCTGATAATGTTTATATTCGATCAGATAATGGTGGAGTAAATAGATATACTTTTACATCTGCTGGATTAGGAATAGGAACTACTTCGCCTAGCCATTTATTACATTTAAAATCAACAGCAATTGGCGCAACAGGTATTATTATTGAAAATACAAATAATGCACAGGTTTTAGATATTGATTTTTGGAGCAATGCGGGTTCGGCACAAGGTAGAATTAGATATGAAGAAGGCGCTGGTGCTTTTGGTATTTCACCTAATGTTGGGAGCCCAAATGCAATGTATATTAATTATTCTAATAATGTAGGAATTGGAACTACTTCACCTGAACAAAAACTACACGTAGAGGGAGCTTCTATTACTGTAAATAGAGGAAATGATGATAGTTCTATAGCATTTCAAAATTCAACAAGTGGTGCAACTTGGAGAATTGGTAGAGATTATTCAAATAGTGAAGCATTAACTTTTGCATATTCAGCAACTGATTATCCTTCGTTAACAGGAAATGGTTTAATATATATTAATACTTCAGGAAGCGTAGGAATTGGAACGTCTAATTTAACTGGTGTTAATACAATTTTAGATTTAAAGAAAACAGGAACAAATCGAGGTACTAATATCAGGTTTAAAAATGATTATAATGAAAATTTCTATATCGGAATAGCCGGTGATGCTACAGGTAATGGTCTTATATATAATGCAAACGATTCTGATATTGTTTTTTATACTGGTACAGGAGGCCCAGAAAGAATGAGATTAGAGTCAGGTGGTAATCTTAAAATTGTACAAGGTAATGCTATTCAAATGGGTGCTTATATGCATATGAGTACTGGTACTGCCAACTATATGGGTACTATCGGATTCAACAGAAATACTGATACTGGTGCTATTTTTAACACAAGTTATGGTGCATACCAAATTCATAATAACAATGGAATATTTAGATTACAAGGTTATAATTCCTCTGGTACAAATCAATTTGAACATCAATTTTATAATGATGGTGATGTTTTTATAGATGGAAACATGGGAATCGGAACAACTTCGCCTAGTCAGAAACTACACGTTGTAGGAAAAGGCTTATTTACTGACGATATACAGTTAACCCAAACTAGCCCAAGAATTGATTATGGAAGTTCAACAGCAGGTTCTTTAAGATTTTGGTCTACAAATACTAACAGTGAAAAAATGCGTTTAACATCTGCAGGGGCTCTTTTAATTGGAACTACTAATAGTGCGCCATCTGCTCAATTAACAATAGCTTTAGATGATAGTGTTGGCGGTAGATTAGCTTTAAGTAATTTAAGAACTGCATTATTTGATGGGGATGAATTTGGTAGATTATCATTTGTTAGTAACGATACAACACAAACAGGAGATAGAGCAAGAATTGCAGCATTATGCAGAAATACAGGGGCAGCAACAGATTTAGTTTTTTATACAGGAAACACTTCTGCAAGTGTAGCAGAAAGAATGCGTATTACTTCTACGAGGGTTGATGTGAGCAGTAGGATTTTAAGTCTTGATGATGTAGACGAGTACAGAGAAAATTTTACTACAACAGGACAGGCCACTCCATCGTTTGATATTGATGTAAGAAGTATTGGAGCTTCAGGTCAACCTTTTGAAGTATTTGTAGCTTTTACGCATTATTCGACTGGTTATGGTGCTGGGCTACATCAAGCGTATTATCAAAGAAGTACAGTTCAATCTAATATTAGTTTGATACATACTTATTTTAACCAACAGTCGACACTAGGTGGTGCTTGGTCAGTATCTTATGTGGATGCTGATACAATTAGAGTAAGTAAAAGCGCAGGCACAAGTGGTGGAGCAGGTTATGGATATATTAGAGTAACACGTTTAAAACCTTAAAAATGAAATTAATATTTAATAAAGAAGGAAATTTTGTATTGTCACAAAAAGATGTAAATAAGTTTTATACTGATAACGATGATTATATAGTTAAAGAGGTTGAAGATTTTGACGTAGATTATACGTATTCTTGCGTAAACAATGAAGTTGTAAAAACCAAATTTACACCGTCTGCAGAAGAATCAAAAGAGTATGAAGATGCTGAAAAAAAATTAAAATATCAACAACCTAGAAAGCTGGCGTATCCAAGCATAGAAGAACAACTTGATAAATTATTTCACGATATAGATAATGGTACGTTAGATAAAAATGGAGAATTTTATTCTGTTATTAAAACGATTAAAAACAACTATCCTAAAATTTAAATAAATAATTAATATGGCAAACACTAAAGTAACGGGTGATTTAATAGCGAGCTCAACGATAGCTACAGGTAATATAGCGGACAATGCAGTTACTAGTGATAAAATAAGTGGTATTACAACAGCTCATATTACTGAAGGTTCTAATTTGTATTATACAAACGCAAGATCTAGAGGTGCTATAAGTGTTAGTGGTAATGCATTGTCATATAATAGTTCAACTGGTGTTATAACATCGAATTTTGAAGAGTCACCAACATTTACCGGTATAATAACAGCGAGCAGTTCAAGTTCTGGTGATTACGTTAGGCTGTATGGATCTAGCGGTACTGGTAGATGGGATATATATGGAAATGGAGAAAATTTAAGAATTAGTGAGAACTCTGGCGGTGGGGGACACGTTGATATTGATACTAAGTTAATTGTTGACGGGAACGTAGGAATAGGAACTAATCCATCTAGCTATAAATTAGACGTTAATTCAGGTGGAACAAATGTTGTGGCTAAATTTGAAAGCACAGATGGTACGGCTGGTATAATGCTAAAAGACTCTACGGGGAATGTAGAATTAACAACAAGCGCAACAAATGGATTTAATGTACAGCCTGCTGGTGGGACAGCTGCATTTGTTGTAACAGGTAGTGGAAACGTAGGAATTGGGACTACTTCACCCCAAGGTGATTTACACGTAGTAGGAAAGTCAGGTTCTGCAGGAAGACTTTATATAAGTGATGTAGATGAAGGAACATCAGGCACAGACAGTATTCTTGCTATGAAACTTGACACAAGCGCATATTACTATAATAGAGATAGTGGAGATTTATATTTAGGTACAAACAATATTGCTGGACAATTAACAATAAAACCAACTGGAAACGTAGGAATTGGAACGACTAACCCTGGACAAAAACTTGAAGTAGTTGGTAGAATTAGAGTTACAACTGACCCAACTATTGAGTTTTATGAATCATCTAGTAAAAGAGGTGGTGTTCAATGGGATGCTACAAATGATTGGGTTAATATGTTTGCTGTGGGTGGTGATATTAGATTTGATATTGGTGGTGAAAAGATGAGAATAAAATCTGGTGGAAACGTAGGAATTGGAATTGATGACCCTGCTGCTAAATTAGAAGTTAAAGAAAATTTATATGTTTCACATCCTAACGCGGAAGAACTGACATTTAGATTAGATAATTACGGAACTACTGGAACAGACGCAGGTTCATTACTAAGATTGTATAATCAAGCAGGAACTACAGTTGTAAATATAGATTCAAGAAGTGGCTCAACAAGACATACTTATTTTAATCAAGGAGGAAACGTAGGAATTAAAACTACTAACCCAACCAGAGATTTAACAATTGGTGATGGTTCTGGAAATTCAGTTTTAGCAATAGTAGCAGCAACTAATGGATTATCGCAAATAGGTTTAGGAGATTCAGATGATGATAATTATGGACAAATCATTTTACGACATTCAGATGGATTGCTACAAATACAAAATGGTGGTGGTGCTGGAATTACTGAGCGTGGTTTAAATATAACTAGTTCAGAGGATGTAGGAATTGGAACTACATCGCCTTCTAATAATTTACAAGTTCAAACACAAAGTAATGGTGGGGGAATTACTATACAAAGAAATAGTAGTTCAAATGGTGCGTATGCTGATTTAATGTTTTCTATTTCAACAAGTGATGCAGCTAGTCCAGAAACAAAAATTAGAGCTACAAGAGGTGCAAGTTATGATGATACTGATATTTCATTTATAACAAGCAATAGCGAAGCAATGCGTATTACTGCTGGTGGAAACGTAACTATAAATGGAGACACCTCCATAAAT